TACCGTGCCCGGCAGCTTCGCGAAGGTCGTTCCAGTACTGATTTGCGCAAGTCCCGAAAGATCACCTGTGGTGTTGCGAATCGGCGCGGTGTACGCACTCGTCGATCCGCCGACATCGTGGTAGGAGGTCCCGGTTACTCCAATAGCCAGCGCTGTACCGGTACTCCCTTTGAGAATGTCAAAGCTAGCGCAGCCGATGACCGCGCTCCATGTTATGTTGATGTAGTTACTACTGCTCAGTGTCGCCGGTCCGTTCGCTACCGTGTTCGACGACGCCGAAGGTAGCGTGACACCGCCGTTGGCGTCGTGGCAGACTACAAAGTACGGCCCGTATGCAGCGCTGGCGGTGCCGCCGACCACGGCGATCGTAGCTGCGGCGGGGTCCGCGATCGCATTGACTATGAGATGATTCAACCCCGCATCGAACTTGGGTGCCTGCTGCAGTTCCAGCGATTGCATCATTGAGGACGACCCGTTGCCGAGCGTCAATATGTTCGGATTACCCGCCTGGTTGGAAAGCGCCACGCCCACCGGATTCCATGTATCTATCAACTGCGTCGGCGAGAGGGGCGTGCCATTAGTATAATTCAGAATCTCGGCCGCCGAGGTGGACGCCCCGAAAGTGCCGAACGCCATCCCGAGGACAGTCGAGCCATAGCCGCCGTTGTCCTGCTGGATATAGGGCGCAGAATTACGCGTATCGATATTGCCGCTGACGAAGACATAGGGCTGCGCCGGGCTATTCAGCAGGAACGTCGCAATGAAATTACTATTCGCGAACTCCTGATCGACGAACGGATAGTAGTAATTCGCCTGCGACTGATTCTCGATCCACCCGTAGCGCAAGCTGCCGCGATCGACGCAACGCGAATGATAATCCTCGTGGTCGCCACCACCACCGCCGTGATAGACTTCGCACGCCACATCGGTGCCATCGATTTGCGCGTTCGAATTGATCGAGTCGTTCCACGCCCCCCCAAAATTCAGGCCCACGTGGCCGCCGAAGCCGTTCCAGTTTTCCACATGCGCCAGGTAGTCATTGCCGAAGAAGTCAGCCTGTGAGTAGTACGCGCTGCTGCACGAAAGGTTTGTCCACCGCGATCCATTCCCATATCCCGCAAACAGGCCATCCGGCGTAACAGTACCGTTCGCGCTGCCGCACAACTCCATGTCGTGCACGTTCTCGAAGCCGGTAGAACCGATGTTCCCCGTCAGATCGAAAACCGGCAGATATACATTGTGGGGACCGCCGATCCCGGTATAGGCGAGCTGCGTGCTATCGAGACTGGTATCGAAGTTTACCAGCAGGTTGGTATTACCGTCGTTGGCGAACTTGGCACTCGGCACGGTATAGGCCGTGGTATGTACACTCGCATCCTCGAACCGTACCGAATCGATGTCACCCGCAAATGCATTGCTCTGATTACTACTGCCATCCGGCCAGAACTCATGCGGCCCGCCGTCCGGCAACATCACCTCCTCGAATACTCCTTGTGTTATCCGATTGGTGGACGCGAACGAATCGCAGAGCACAGCCGTACCGGCCGGCGTGCCTTGCCAGACGCGATAGGTTGCCCCGTCCCAATCAATCTCGTCTTCATAGACGTTGCCGAGTGTCTGGGCGGGGCACGTCGCGAACGTGTGCAGGCCGCTAGTTATAAGGTTGACGCTCGCGATTACTTGATTCGTGCCGTTGTAGTTAAACAGGAACGCGCCGTTGCCAGTGCCGGGATACGCTGCCGCGGAGCCGAGAATCTGGCCGCCCGCCGCCGTCGCCTTCATAAAAAACGCGATGTTGAATCCGGTCGCGAAGCGCGTGTTGAGATTGTTGGTTCCGGTGCCATTGAGGAAACGCCCCAGGTCGATCGACTTGTTCAGGATGCCGGCCGCTGAGACCAGCGAATTGCCCGAGCCGACTAGCGCCGACGCATACGGCAAATTGCTGGTGCCCCATCCGTTCTGGATTACCGCGTTGCCGTAATAGTTTTGACATAGTGAGGTTCCGGTATCGCCCTTGAATTCAAGATTCGTGCAGGGCAGCCTGATCGGCTTCGAATGCATATAGCAGACCGGCGCCCGCGGCAGGTAAACTGTCTTGCGGGTCGCGGTCGGAAAACTCGCCGGCGGCGTCGCTCCGCACGCATCATAGACCGCCTGTTGAATCGCACCGAGGTCGTCGCTATTGCCGTCGCCCTGCGCGCCGTACGGCGGCGCCATCACGTTCAGTACGTTGTTGACGGAGCCGATGATCGAAGTGACCGTGGCTCCTTGCTGATTGCCCACAAGCGCACCGCCTATACTTGTCCCGGCCGACCTGAACGCAAGCGCAGTGAATACCATGTGCGCGGCTGCGCCGCTGATCTGCGCAGAGAGTGATGGCGTTGCATTCCCCGTCGCGGTCAAATACCCCGCGGCTTGAAAATAGCTCGAACCGATATTCCACAGTGCAGTTCCCGACAGCGGGGCGATCCCGGCCGCACCATTTCCCGCCTCGGCCATCGTGATCACCGCATCGTTGTTTGATGCGAGCGCGAAGGGCGCGAGCGACAACAGATTCGCACTGCCCGAATTGGTTGAATTGGACGCGTCGGGCATGCAGGAGTTTGCACCCGGGATGTTTATGATCGCAGCGGAGACTTGGCCAAAGCCGCCGGCGCCCGCGTCGAACGCGTAGCTTCCCGACTCGCTCGCAGCAATTTTGCACGCGATACTCAGTTGCGCCGTGCCATCGGAGTCCTGCCGAATCTGCACGAAGCCGGGCGGATAGGTAACGGAGTTTCCCGCACCCCCGGTCATCTCCGCCAGCAGGACATTTCCATTGACGATTCCCGCCGGCGGCGAGACCGAGGTTGAATGTCCGCCGAGGCTGAAGCTGACACTCGCGGTGATCGTGCCGGCGGGCGTCGCGCCAACGGTGAATTGCGCTCCTGTCTGCGCATACGCGACCGCGTCGCCGCTCGTCGAGCCGGGCGTCAGCCCGGCCAGCTTGTTGCTGTTCAGGTTCAGTCCGTTCAGCTTGGCACCGCTCTGCCCGTAGCTGATCGCGTCACCCGCTACCGCCCCCGCACTCAGGTTCTGCAGCCGGTTTGCCCCCATGTTGTAATTGGCAGTCGCCGTTGTCAGGTCGTTCAAATGACTCTGGCCCTGCGACAGCGCATCGCCGGTAATGGTATTTGGAGCCAGTCCCTGTATTCGATGTGCCGCCGCCGACGCGTCAATACTCAGCGGGAATCCATTAGGTAGTGTCGCTCCGCTGGTACATGACCATTGTCCCTGCGAACCAAGCGCGAGCGCTCCCAAACCACTCCCGACGCACGGGTTGGTCTGCTTGCAGTCGGAGCACCAGTACTCCTGACCGTCCTGCTCTGTCGGTAACTGTCCCAGTGGCAAACTCACAATTCGCGGCGCTACCGACGCCGCGCCCGACAGATGATTGTTTATGTCGTTGCGAAACTGTGCTCCGGCTCCGATACCTACGTAATTCGGAATCGGCCGAAACTGCGCATGTGCTGCCGGCGTCCCGCTCAGGAGGATCCCCACCGCGCCCAATACGCCGGTGATGCGGATCATGCTTGCGATCTTCCGTAAACTTCTCAACGACGATTGCAGTTTCATGCAGATATGCCTTTTTTCAGCGGAGATGATCGATCGATCCCTGCGGCTCGCCGGCTCCTCACGGCGCGCGCGCTATTCTATGGTCGACGGCCCGCTAGAATCCGATCGCCAACCACGAAAATCCATTGCTCTTTTCGTTTCCCACGAACGCTCCATAGGAACTGTTCGGTACATCGAGCACGAATATCCCTCCCACTGCATTCCAGCTCACCGCCGACGCTGCCGTGTTGCGGCCGCCGGTCTGAAAATACACATTGGTTGCGAGCGGCGGCGTTAGGATCGCGTTGGGAAACCTCATCGGCCAGGTCACTGGATATTCGGTGTCTTGTGGTATTCCCACTTGTGGCAATGCGTAGTAGCCCCACTGGATAATCGCGGCGATCGAGCCGCGTGATACATCGGCAACCGGTATCTGGATATAACCATTCGCTTGCAGTGAGCCAGCGAATCCTGCCATGAAGGCCTGCAACACCGCGATGCTTCCGATATTCACGTCCTGGCGCTGCTTCAGCAGAGCGGTCCGATTGGCGAGTTGCTGATGTGGTTGATTGCTGACTCCGAGGCCGCCGAAGCTTGCCCCACTCGCTGCCCCCTCCACCGCGTCGCTCTGCTGAAGTTCGTATATCTCGTTGGCGCTGTAACTCGGAGTGTCGATCAATGTTGTCATTTATCTCACCATGATCGCGGACTGCATCATGCCTGTCGCGGACCCGTGAATTCTTCGGGCTAACCTAAAATGTCAGGGTCCAGGTGCCCGCATAATTACCGGCGCCGGTGTATGCAAAAGCCGGAACCGAAACATGCGCGATCAACGGACCGGGGGCGGTGTGCAATGCCACCAGGGTCCATACCACCGAGGCGTCCGTTGTCGTCGCGTTGATCGCCGTTGCCCACGTCGGCGCACTGACGCCGCTGGTGCCTGCGGTCGTGCACCGTTGGATATTCCCGTTCCCGTCCACAATCATCGCGCCTGGCGTAAAAACCACGCTCGCGCTCCACAATGGCGTCGCGGTGCCGACGGCTGCCGGCAGTCCTATCGCACTTGTATTCGCGAAGAGCCCCAGTTCCTGAATAGTCATACCGGCAGCCGCGTAGTCCGTCGCCTGAAGTGAGTAGTTGAACTGCACGCTTCCGGACGACGGGAAGCTGTAGGCTCCTATCGCATTGTAATACGCAGGGATTGTACTCAGTGCAGTATCGCTGGCCGTCGGTGCAGACCCGCCTGATCCAAAACCGATCGTCGTCACAGATTGGCCCGCGGTCACACCTGCGATCAGGTTCGCCAGTGCTGGCAGACCAGTGTTTACGAATAAGTTCTGGCCTTTCCAGATCAGGCGGCCGCGTGTATAAAGTGTGACTAGTCCCTGTGGTCGCATGGTTACCTCTCGAAAATCTGCCGGCCCACTGAATTATTCTGCGGAAGCGATCGCGATGCCGTTGACTGTTACGCCTGAGTCGGCAAGCGCGGGTTCGTTGGCCCCGTATGTCACTCCGGTGTGGACGAAATGGGCGTTGTAAATTGGTACGATCACCTTCGTATCCGACTCCGGCCACGCCGGTGCGCTGATCGAGTCGATTGGTGCCGGCGCCACGTCGTCGCGCGAAAAGATCGACACCACCATGTCCTGCGGAGTCGCGTTCACCTCGATGATTGGCGCGCCTACGAACCACAGTGAATCGAGCCACGCGCGCACTGGTTTGAAAAAGTTGATCGCCGCTATTGCCCGTGCCGCATCGATCGTAGCGACCGTTTGCCCGCTCGCCAGGTTGAGCCGCGCCTGAAATACCGCCCAACCTTCGCTTTCCGGATAGCTCGTTCCGCCCCAGCTTGCCTGACCTTCGAGCAAAGTCACGTCGGGCCAGCCCAATGGTTTCAGCGCCGCCTTTATTGCGTATGCGGTTCCCCGCGTTCGATGCAGTGGAATGGCGACTTTCAGCAGAGCGCGCAAGGATTCGAAATCCGAGGGTCCGGACACCCCACCCGTCGAGCTCAGAGTGTCCGTGTCGGTCAGCGTGTCGATATCACGAAGGGTATCTATTGATTCCGAGATCTGCGCGCCGAGCTGCCATTGCGGCGCGACTAAATCGAACTGCCACGCCAGAAACAGCAGCGCGCTGTCCGGCACCGAATCCAGCCGATAAACTAAAATCGATGTGAGATCGATGGCGTCCATGCGCTCGATCAGATCGAGTAGTGCGCGGCTTCGCACGTCGTCTATCGATGGCTGAATTGTCAGTTGCGCCATGTGATATTCAGTTGATAATTAAAAATGGTATAGGGCGTGTGTTGCATGAGCTAACTTTTTAATGAGCTCGTCGCCTGGCTCAGGGTAATCGCAATGCAGTTCGCCCACTGTCCCGCCTGCAGTTGCGCATAGGTCGGTGCTGTCAGAGATACTTCATATACGCCCGGGATCGAGAGCGCTTCGATTATCTGGCTGGGCACAATGTCGCGCTGAATTCGCGACGCCAGCGCAATCGCATAGTCCTGCGCCGCGACATTTACGGCCGCCATCGCGCTCGCCGGATCAGCGTCCGCATACAGGGTAATGGTGCCGGCGATTTGGTAGTCAACTTCTGTCGCGGCAAGCACATTTACGGTATCGGTCAACGGCCGTACATTATCGGCGTTGAGTTCTGCCGCAACCTTCGCGATCAATGCGCCGCTCGCAATTCCACTCGTATTCGGCGAAGCGCCCGGTTGCGCCACTATCGGCCCCGTCAGTACATACACATTAACCTGGCCAGGTGCGGGCGATACGATCTGCGCATCGACGACCGTCGGATCCGCGCTCAGGCTGAAGTACCTATACGAGCCCTCCGGTCCCGCAACGCTGAATTGGTTTGGCGCCGCTTGAATTCGCGTTCGCAAATGCTCGTCGGTTTCGGGCGACGAACCCCCTGCGCTCACCGTCGTATTGACGACGCCCGCTATCAACACGCTCGGATTCAACTGGACATTTATTTGGCCCGCCAAATAGCCATCGGCAGCTTCGCCAGGCGAGGTCGCACTAGCCACTACCGTGCCGGCCGTTGCTCCCGCCGGAAGCTCCAGGTCAGCATTGGTCGCGAAGACGAATTGTCCGTCGCTGGTGCCGACCGGGGTACCGGCCGAAATCGTGTATGAGACACTCAGCACGTTCGCGAGGGTAAATTGCAGGGTTGCGCTGGCGGCCTGTGCCGGTAAGCGTGTTACGCTGAGTAGTTGTCCGAGGTAATCCAGCATCGGAAACGACGCGAACGCCAGCAGATTCTGCTGACCTGCATACTGGATCGCATTGCGCATCAGCGATTCGCGATAGGCGTAAAGGTTAATCAGCAGCCGTTCCACCTGGGCGGGTAGCAGGGTTCTGCCGGCCGCCGTCTGAAATGCCGCGACCATGTCAGCCAGGATCAAATTCGGATCCAGGCCGTCGCTGTCGTTGACGAAAATCGGCGGTGGAAGAGTTGGAAGTCCGGCTGCCATCAGCGTTCTCTCACTATGTCAGTCGCGTGTACAGTTGGCTTCATCGTAGTATTGGCTGCGCGTCTTTCACGGCGTGGGGATTGCTATAACGATCGATTGGGCTGGCGCGAACGGCGACGTCCCCGGTCCAAGCACCGACAGCTTCAGCCGCCACGTCACCGCAATCTCCAGGTGCGCCCCTGCTTGCGTATCTCCGTCCAGTATCGGGCTTGCGACGATCGATATTACCGTCACTCGCGGTTCCCACCGTGTGATTGCCTCCGTCACTTCCCGCACTATCGCCGGTGTAGCCGTGTTGATTGGAACATCGATGTAACGCCATACGTCGGCACCGAACGTCGGCCTTAATGGGTCGCTGCCTTTTGGCGTTGCCAAAATTATCTGAATGCACTGATTTACGTCGTTAATACCTTGTACGACGCCGCCGATTCCCGATCCCGGTGCTCCGGGTGAATCGAGCCTCAAGGACCAGTCGGCGGACACGATATCCGCCAGAGTTATCGAGCCTACAGGCATAGCTCCCCAAATTGCTCGATGATGAGCTTCGATCCCTCCGTGTCCTCGGCGCTCACGATTCGCTTGTCCGTGCCTCGATCGTTTTGTCCACTATTCATCCTGCGGTTACCTTAGTGCTGCCACTAGCTATGTGGCCTGCTCCCGCCGGACAGATTGTTGCGTCGCCAATCCGCGCGATTCCGGGCCCTCCGCCGGCCAGTTGAATCTGCCCCGACGTCGTAATCTCGACATTTCCTGCGCCATCGATAGCTATCGACGCACCACTTGCCGTAATCGTGAACGTGCCGCCGTCAGGAATAGTCATTTGCAGCGCGTGGGAAGAACGGTCGTACTCGAACGCCGCTCCATCTTTCGACGTCCAATGCAGTTTGTCCGCGCTCGTAACCGGTGGTGTATCGGCACTCGAGTAAATTGCCCCTACTACCGCGCCATCTTCGTCATACTCATCCATCATGCAAATTACTTGCTCGCCGATATCCGGCATCCAGTACATCTTGTCGTTTTGCGTCTTCGCGAAGATCACCGGCAGCCACCAGCTCTCCATTTGGTCGCGATCGGGAAACACCACGCGCACGCGGGCGTGTGCTGTGTCTTGGATCTTGACGATTCCCACTCGGTACATCTTCTCGGTTTTCCTTTTGCAGCTATGCGCTCGGTTGGCGAGTCCGACCGCTACGCCCTGTCCGATTAGTCAATCACGCTCTGCCGACGCTGCTTAGCGCGATGAATATGCACTCTTGACGATTACTGTTGATCTACGCGACAAGCGTCGAACTCGGTGGTATAGCCAGTGGGCCGGTCTAATCGATGACGCGCGCTCTCGATTAGGTACTTCCCGTCGTTGAAGCCAAACCCGGTAACCACAATATTGTTTCCCGCCGTGTATACGGTCTCGCCGCCCGCCGTGAAACTGGCGCTCATGCGAGTCATGTTTGCTTCATGCAGAGCGCTGGTTGCTTTCAGCGATGCTTGTTGCCCGTTCTCGCAGCGCATCGTAAGCTTCAGTGTGTCGCCGGTCGGTATCGCCGGCGCAGCCAATATCCGCTGGGTCAACAGTTGTTTGCCTTCTGCTAATTGATATGAAACCTGGGCGGCTTTGTACACGCGATGGGTCTTCAGGCGAAACGCAAAACGCATCACGTCTTTTCGCGCGATTGTCGTTACCGGTGTGGTGGCCTCCAGTGAAGTGCGCGAGTAAAAGACAAGTTGCTTGCCTCGAATTGTAAAGTCATAGTTGTTGGCGCGCGCCAACCTCCGCAGAAACGCCAGGTCGGTCTCCTGGCGCTGCGTCACTCGCCCGAAGGTCAGCTTCGAAACGTCGTCTGCTGAGACCAGCGTGAGCCCATACTTTGCCGCTATCGCCATAGCGATTTGTGTCAGGGTCTGGCTTTCATAGCCGACGCTGTTGCGCGTTCGCATTGCCGGCGTTATGTATGCCGTCAGGCAGCGTAGGTGGAGCACATCTGGTGGTCCGCTCAACGCAAGGTCGTCAACTTGAAAATCCCCGCATGGCAACAGAGGCTCTCCCGCGTAGCCGATTAACAGATTTACCAAATCTCCTTCAGTTGGCGCCCAGGTTCCCTGCCAACGCTTCTCGTGATCTTCAAGCTCGACTTCCAACGCTCCCGCGGCGCCATCGAGACGATCCTGGTACGTGATCGCTATCACCATCCGCGAGATGTCCGCAGTGATGTTCACTCCAGCATAGGTAAGTACCCATTGCGGAGCGCGAACTGGGAATGCGAGTGCGCCCGCCATTCAGTGATAATCCTTGAGGAGATCAGCCGTGACGTTCATTGACCTGCCTTCCACGGAGGTAAATTAACTGCGGCGTTCTGACTGACCTGAAGTAACGGTATCGCGATACTCATGCCGGCCTCAAAAGCCGGCTCGATTGGTATAAGTGGATTCGCCATGATTATCGGCGAATATAAACTTGCGTCACCATAGTACTTCCAGGCCAGCAAGTCCCAGCGTTCACCCGCCGTGGTAAGGTGTGAAATATACTGTGCTGATGGCATCTACGCTTGAATGATAGTCACTGGAATATCGATAAGGTGTGTCATCGTTGGCCTTACGAAGTTGCCTATGTACCGGCCCTCACGATAATGCTTGGAGGTATATCATTGACGTTCAAATGTGGTGCGGTTAGTCCGGCGACTCCAGGCAGATTAAGGATTGGCGATACACCGGGCGCCGATATGGACGAGGCTACGAAGGTGTTTCCGGGCGCCGCAATCGTCGCGGCCACGCCACTGCCGCTCACGTATGGAATTGAACTGGTCGCGCTTCCCGACGGTGCAGGGACGATTCCTACTGGCGGAAACGATGCCGTCGGCAACCCATCGATTTCCGACTCAAACGCCCATTCTTTCAACTCGGCCTGTAGTGTTAGCGCGATTAGATTGCCGTTCGCATTCATCTGCCGCGCAGTGGTGCGAATCGACGTCACGATGAAATAGCCGCGATGCACGCCATTCCCGAACACTAACGCCCGTGCGCTGTGATCGTCGGCCGCCGCCACCAGCGCGGCTGCTTGGGCTGACGGATCGGTGAATGAAACATGAAAGTGAAAATTGAGTTCTATCGTCTCCAGACCGGCCGCCAGCCACTGTAATTTAGGCCGGTCTTCGACTACTTGATGTTCTGCGTATCGCCAGCTTCGGGACGACTCAAAAGCGTCGGGAGAGCCAAGCACTTCAAATACTATTTCACCAAAAAGTGCAAACATCGTTTACTCATTGAATAGCGAATACCTGTTGCCAGCCATCATGGTGTTATTGCTATCTGAAGATCGCTAGAACCCGGCTCGATGCTGCGAACGAAGTTCCTGCGCCACTATTCGAACTAGTTCGTGACTATGTCGTGCGATGGCCTGAAGCACGCTGTTCTCAAGATCGATCGGACGTGCACCGCCGGCGATCGTTACGCTCGGGGAGAAGTTGACTACCACGGATGCGGCGAGGCCGGTCGCACTCGTCCCGCGTCGTTCTCCGCTGGACGACTTGTCCCCACGCTGTGCCGCCGATTCGACAGTGCCTTGCTGCCCGCGCAACCGTCCGGCTGTTCCGCTATTGGAGGTCATCGATGGTTCCCGGCTCTCTTGTGATTCGAAGCGTATAGAACTTAATTGCACGGCGCGCTTGTACAAAGCATTGGTTCTGCGGGCGCCTATACCACCTACAGACGGCGCGTTGCCTTTTGCGCCCTGTGGCCGTGTTGCTTGTGAGTATGAGATCTGCCGCATGAAGTTCGATGTGACGCCTTGACGTGACGTGCCGGAGCCATTCGTTCCTTTCTCAATGAATTGTGCGTCGGCCATTGTCCAGTGGCGTGACGTCGAACGATTCCTGACCACGAAAGTGCCGATGAAGAGTGGGGTCACGCGTTTCTCGAACTGGATCGCCGATTGCGCTGCGCTCGAACTCTGGTGCCTGAACATCACCGGCCGCGCACGCTCAAGTGTTTTTGTCGAAGACACCGGTTGTCGCGCTGGCTGATACGAGGGAAAGGTGCTTCGAGATATCGTCAAGCCATGCGCGCGTGCGTCATTCAGTGCGGTTGGCGTCGCCTTTTTGTTCTGGGCAACCTCACGCTCGCCGTAATCGATTGTCGAGATATGAGCATATGGCGCACGAATAACATCGAGGCGGTTCAGTTGATCTGTGAGACCTGAGAACCGTCTCAGCACGGCTCTGATTGCGATGAGATATGCGTCTGCATTGTGGAACGTTACACTGGACGCACCGGTCGCCACCCGCTGGAATCGAGCCTGATCGCTTACTGGACCGCTAACCGATTCTTCGGTGGCGTTCCTGATAGCTGCATTACTACTTATCAAGGGTCGGCGATCGACTAATAAGCGCATCCATGTCTGTATTCGTCCGAATCGTCCAGTGTCCGCGACCATCCTGTCGAGTCGCTCGATCCTCGGCGCATTCACGGCAAGTCTTTTCGGACTGAGCCATCTGGCGAATTGCGACCGGCCATCCATTCGTGCCATTAGTCGCACCCTAGCGCTCGACCATCGCGTCGCTGATGCGCTCGGTCCCGCGCGGCTTAGCCAATGCGACGCGCAGCAATCGACCCATTATTGCGACGCCGTCCAGCTCTCCAATCGCAGCCTCTGCGTCTTCCCCGGTCATCATCTCAACGAACCCGAAGCCCCGCGAGGTTCCCGTCCACCTGTCCTTAACGACCTCCGCGGTTTCCACTCCACCCACCCGCGCAAAGGTCTCTCGTAGTGCGGTATCTGACATGTCAAAATGTAAATTACCTACGTATAAGCGCCGGCTCATAGTTCTGCTCCGTACCTGGTTGGGACACTTGGTCTGATTCAATCGTGTCGCTCATGCGTCGTGGACACATAGTCAGTAATGGTTGTTGCCCAATATGCCATTTCCGGTAAAGGCATTAGGCGCAATTCTGTGAGAGAGAATCCGAAGTTGATAAGTCTGATGACTGCCGCGGCTGAGGGAGGTCCGTCGCTTCTTTCTGCCGAGCCGCGGTGTTCGGAAAATTTACATTGCCCTCGGCTGCCCCCGATACTTCTGCCTCGAGTGTCAGCACGTCATCGAGGTCCATGTCTAATACATCCTCATAGACCAGGGGTTTCTCC